CTGTTGGTTGGATACAAGACAATACTCTTGAAGAGATCTGGAATGATGCTCCTATGCGATTAATACGCAAAGAAGTACTAAGTGGAGGCCGGCCTCCTGAATGTGAACCGTGTTTTAGATTAGAAGATCAAGGTGTAGAATCGTTACGACAACGACACATAGCTAGAGTAATACCTGAAGCAAGGATTAATTTATATCCCAATGCATTAGATTCGTTAACAGACGATTATACAATGCCTTTTGAGATGCCCACAATGGAATTAAAGTTAAACAACTTGTGCAATCTCAAGTGCCGTATGTGTCACCCGGGTGATAGTACAAGCTGGAATGATTGGAGTGAAGTTAAAGAATTTTATAAAGGTGAAGGGCAAGTTATTTTTGACATTGCTGAAGAACATAATCTAGAAAAGAAACCATTACTAGATAAGTTTGAAGATAATCCCAACTGGTGGAAATCATTTGAAAAATTATTGCCGTATTTTCGTCGTGTGGAGTTTGCAGGCGGAGAACCGTTAATGGATCCACAGCATTACAGGATTTTAGACATGCTGGCGCCCTATGGTCATGATATTGAAATCAAATATGCAACTAACCTAACAACACTAGGAAAAAGTAATCGCACTGTGTGGCAGTACTGGCCCAAGTTCAAATCAGTAGCAGTGAATGTTAGTATTGACGGCATCGGTATTAGCTACGAATATGTGCGTGGCAATGCCAGTTGGTCTGAACTGGTAAACAACATTAAACAAGTACAAACTATTACCAACATAAGTCGTATAGTAGGCGCTGTAGCTGTACAGGTTAGTAATGTTCTTATACTAGATAAGATGATTGAATTATTTCTTAACGACTTGGGAATTGTATTCTACACTAACATGGTACAATACCCCAATGTGTTATCTGCACAAGTTATTCCTAACGAATTAAAATCAATTGCAGTTATTAGATTAAAATCAGTTAGAGAATTAGTTCCAACTTTTAAATTAGTAAAAGAACATCCTATGCTAGAAGAATTAACTTATAAACAGATTGATGGTATAATTAATTTCATCCTAGCGAAAGATAATACACATTTGTGGAACGATTGCATAGAGTATAATCGTCGACTTGATGTTACAAGAAATCAAAGTTTTTTCGACGTCACTCCGGAATTTAAACCTTATGCTTAACGTTACTAGTCGGTGGCCTCATCAAGGAAGTATTAAGATTGAATGGAATCTTGGCAAACGTTGTAATTACGATTGCAGTTATTGTCCCAGTAGCATACATGACAACTCTAGTCCGCACACCGATATTGAGATACTTAAGGCAACAGTAGACAAATTGATGACGTTAGGCAAACCTATACGTTTAAGTTTCACAGGTGGCGAGCCATGCGTTCATCCTAAGTTTGCAGAACTCATCAAATATTGTAACCATGTTGGTGTTAGTTGGCTCAGTGTAACAACCAATGGAACATTACCTTATGAATTTTATGCTAGTCTAAATGTAGATCAATATGTCTTTAGTCTACATTTAGAATATGATTGGCAACGTGTTTACAACACTATGAGTAAAGTTGCTGACCGTACTAATTTTAGACTTGTAGCACAAATCATGTGCCACCATGATCATATGACTGCGGCCTACACATTATTTGCTAGATGCCTCGCTGACCATATTCCTGCAACATTAAGACGTATTCGTTGGACAGAAGGCGACCACGATTTATTTGACGATATGCGTTACAATCTAAACGACTTAGAATGGCTTAAAGAACAAGAAGCTACAATAGAAGGCAATTGTGTAATCGATAGCACAAAAATTATTCACGCAAATGACGTTATTAAATTACATCTTAACAAATATAATGGCTGGACTTGCAACGCAGGTATAGAAAGCCTAATGATAAATTGGGACGGGGATGTACACAGAGCCACTTGTAGGGTCGGTGGTAGTCTTGGTAACATATATGAAGGCAACTTTGTTGCTCCTATCGAACCCGTAATTTGTGATCGTAATTTTTGTACCTGCGCCGCAGACATTCCACTTACAAAATATTCGCCAACTCAGGAAATATTTCTTTAGCTGTTAACTTGCGAATAGCATCTAAATTAACAACATATTCTTTAAAATCTGGCAGTAAGTGCGTATGGTCTTCTGCTTGTATAAATTTTAAAATACCTTCCCAGCGTTTCCATCCATATGGATTTACCTTCCAGAAATTATCATCTTGAGTGTAGTTATCCCACAACCATTGTTTAAAATCAGCAAATTTCTGTGCAATTTCTTCTTTGTCTTTTTGTGGTAGTATCCTAGCACTTAAAAAAGTTGGAATGTATAGCAAATGAAGATTAATAATGCCGCCGCCTGTTTCGTATTCATCTAAACTAAATTTATTGATTTTCTTAAACCCCTGACTTAGTTTCCATTTGGCAAAATCAATAATATGTTTTATGTTAAAAACTTGTACGGCACAGGCAATAGCACAGTGAATGTTTTCAGGTGTACTATCCATTAACCATAAACTACGTTCAATAGCATCCCAATCGGTAGGATATCGTATGTAATTATTTCTCTCCATGACTGCATCAATACTAAATGCATATCGAACTTGTTTAAATTGACTCCAAACATTGATGATATCATTGTTGACAAACAATCCGTTGCTGTTATACCGTAAGCTGATATTCTTAGCATAGCCACGTTTGATAATTTCGTCTAAAAATCTTCTGTGTTCCTTGATCATCAACGGCTCACCACCAGCAAAATACAACTGTGTTATATTGGGAATCTGTTCAAACACATCGTCCCAAAACTCAGGTTTTTCATACCAAGTATTATTGAATGTATCTTTGTTAAAACTTATCTGTTTTAAAACTTGCACACTTTTAGTTTTGTCAATCAATTTATCGTAATCCTGTAACCAACGACTACTGTCATGTGGACTGCACATTACACATTTGAGATTACAAGTATGCCCTAGTCTTAGATCTAAATATCTAATTACCGGTGGTACTTCTCCAAGTGTGTTGGTATCGTTAATAAGTTTTTTAAAATCAAGACCGTCTTTATCCCATTCATACATTTCCCATAAGCGTTTACTCACTACTCCGTTTGATTCTTCTTCAAAACATTTAGTACAACTTGCAGGTATTTTACCTTCAAGCATTGTTAATCGAACACTACGCATGTATTGATTGTTAAATGCTTCTAAAGGAGTTTCACGGCCAAAATTAGCAGGCATACCGTTTTCTTTTTTAACTAGCCCTACTTCATGATCACCTGTTGCCGCACCACTTGCATTAGTGACACAACAAAGTCTAGCATCACCGTTGGGTCGTGTAGCCAAGTGAATCCACGGTAACGCACAAAAAGTAGGACTACCTGTTTTTTCTTCTATCAGTTTAATATAGTTTTTAATTTTATCAGTCATTAGTAAATATTTGTAGTTTCAATAAATTGATCTTTTGGTTTAGAAAAATCTATACCTGGACCGTTTCCGCATGTTCTAACACACATGAACAACTTTTTTGTTGTCCAATATTCTTGCCACACTGATTGATATTCTGGAGAATTTATTATTTCTTTAATAGATCGCGTAGTGGTATCCATGTTGCCAAGACTCTTAATCATATCATGGTGTTGTGACATCATAGTTTGCACTATGCTATACACCGTATCTCCCCATTCATGAAAATTTGTTTGTTCCCGCATATAAGGTACACTGGCTGTATGACAACAAGGAAACAATTGTTTATATGCATCAATATACACTTCTTTGTTATTTAAAACTTTACAATCAATTTTGGCATGAGCTATTGAATCTTTAAAAGAATCTATTATTTTCCTATCTATAAATTTTATAGTAGTATCTGAAGAAGGTTCCAAGTAGTGCGTAACATTGCCAGACTTATCAAGAACTTTGGTCTTTGCTTCTCCTACAAACCTGCTACTATTTTTTACTGTAAAATACTGAAATTTTAATTTTTTAGATAAGGCGCGGACATCATCAACTTGATGCTCATTGTGTTTAAATTTTATAAAAGCCCATTCGGCTATGCCGCCCTCTTGTATAAAAGCTGTGGCATTTCTTATCACATTGTTAAAATCTGTACCAATTCTATAAAGACTATGAGTATCTGCTAAACCGTCTAATGCAAAAATAACTTTATGATTTTTAGGTAATGCATGTGCTAATTCTTTCCACCAAGTTGTAGATTTTGCACCACCGTTTGTATGAATTGAAACATTTATCTCAGGCCGGGCCATATCTTTTGCATAACGGCACATATCAATTAAATCATTGTTTAATATAGGGTCTCCAAAGTTACCGCAAAAATAAAATCCATCAATTTGATCAAATACTTCTTGATTCATTATATTTTTAAAATCGTCAAGCGACCAGTTTTGCACCTTGATCAAGGGATTTTCTAAACCACCGCTAATATTTCGACTGCACATGGGACAACTGGCTTGACAATTATTTGACACTTCGAGGTGTATTTGCTTAAGGTCGGTGAATTTAAACACGATTCCATCTCCTAGTAACTTCTGTTGTAAGATCAATATTTTGATTTAAATCTATAGCAGATCGAATTGAATCAAATATTAAATCATTTTTATTTCCTTCGAGGTGATTTGGTCTAGTATCAGTAATGGGATAAACAGGCCATTTGTAATCTGCTACCGATAACGACATAAGACAGGGAAATATTGTAACACCGTGTTTCCATACATGAGGATATAAAATATTTTCTGGTTGCCAACCGTTATCTTTTGAAAAACTATTAGATCCAAATGCCCATAAATGCACAATTTTGGTTGATAATGGTAACAGATTTAACACGTTATTATCTATATATTGTAATTGTGCTACATGTTCTAAATCTTCTTTTTCTTGATCGTAAAGATGCAAGTAATATTGTTTGCTTGCTTCATAAATTTCTTTAGCAAAAAAATTATATCCTACATTGGGATATGTTTTAGCAAACCAATCAAACTTTTCTTTGTTAAATCCGTTTAACGAGGAAGACGCATGTAGACTACGAGATGTACGATGGAATATTTTTCCAGAATGTGTCCATACAAATACGCATATATCAGGAACTTTATCTTTTTTTACTAAAGGAAGTAATTGATTAAAATATAAGTCCCACACACTACTTCCGCCCATGCCTAAATTGACTATATCTGCACAATAATGATTCTTTAATTTTTCAATGTACGTTGTATAACCGTTGATAATGCTATCCTCGTTTTTTTCTAAGGCACAAAAACTATCTCCAAAAAAACCTATTGTTAGTGCCATGCTGATTGATAATAATAATTTACATCTTTAGTTGGAGAAATTAACTGGCCTAATGATCTATCTACTCCAGATAATTTTGAAAGGAACATTTCAGATACAACTTTATTGTTTTCTTCGATCATGTGACATGCACGGCTATCGCGTAAGCCTTTGCGATATAATTCTCTACGTATTTCGGTCGTCATACCCAGATGCTGATCTTCAAATTTTGTAATATTATATAGCGGTGATTCGAGTGACCAGGTATTATCAAAACATGGATATACAACAGCATCGGGCCTTACTTGTTTGATATCGGATATCATGAGTTGGTGCATTGCCGCATCTTTTTTTACATCATGTATTAATTCATAATAATCACGTACAATTTTATACTGTTCTAATTCTTTACCTGTTGATGATTCTATTTTAATCTTAGCTGTTTTGTAATTTTGATTACGATAGATAACAGTTGGTCCCGTGAGAGTAATTCTATTTGTAGAGGTTACCAAAAAGATAACTTGATCGAACTTGGAATGATTCTGTAGAAATAAATCATAACTGTACCATAAACAACTTCCAGGATCTCCAAAGTTAGTAATGTGATATCCATCCATAAACTCATGCCACGACTTTTCGTGTATATCATCCGCGTCTTTGCGGGCGTAGCTATCTCCAAAAATTGCTAATGTTTTCATTTATTGTTAAAGACCTTTAAGGTTAGGAACCATTGATAAAAAATCTAAATTTCGTTCGATTGATATAGCAGTTATATTCTTTTTTACATCTTCCCATGTTACCAACGAAGATTTTTTAAGATGATGAATAGCAATCAAATAGGGATTAATGGATTTAGAGCTTACTAGTTTATATGTCAATGCACATTCTTTAAATTTTGTAATCAATTTCTGTTTGTATTCCTCGGGTAATGATTGTATAGTTTGCCAATGGGGGTATGCAATCCAATCCCAATTCAATCTCCATGCTGGAAGATTTGTTTCTACATAATTGATAAATTCTGGCAAATCTGAAATGCTTATGGCATTACCTACATGATGTATAATTAGTTGAATACTATGCTCTAACATGTTAGCATTGCTTGGTGCGCCCCACCATTCGCTGTATGTTTTCATATTGTTAACTATTTCATTAAACTTGCTGGGCCAACGATACCAATCGTTAACTGTACCCAGTCCATCCAAACTAACACAAAAATAAACACGTTTACATTTACTAATGTATGATTTTAATTGTTCTTTAGGAAGTATAGTGCCATTGGTATTAATTTCTAATGTGATATTTTTCAAATTCATAGACGACATAAGCTCTATAAACTTATCCTGCTCCATCATAGGTTCTCCGCCTATGATTTTTAATCTAGTAACTTTTGATAGGTCCCAATCTTTAAAGTTAGTACTATGTTTAACTATCCCAGTTTTATTTACTCTGCCAGCTGATACATCTTCGGAATACCATTTGGTAGAGTAAGAACTGGAGCAATGAACACACGCTAAATTGCAAAGATTACTAAATGCTATCTCTAAATTTTCAATAGGCATAGCTTGATTATCAACTGGAATAAAATCTACAGAATCCAATTGCCTCATGCTTTTCATATCGGCATGCTCCTCGTCGTAGCATTTTTTACAGTTGTCTATTAATTTTCCTGCTAACATATCTGTACGTATTGTTTTCCAAATATCAGAGTTACGTAAATTATCACCAGAATCTATAAAAGTGTCCATACTCGATTGGTTGAATCTACAACACGGAATGACTAATCCGTTTGGACGTATAGCTATTGCTTTCCAGGGATATGAACAACTACTTGGATTCATTATTTTTTCCTATTACCATGTATCTAGTATACAATGGCAATTTTAACTCGCCAGCCCATGACACATTGATATTGCACTGATTTTTAAATTCTTCTAGGCTAGATGCTGTGCGAACATGTTCGGGTATATCATAATTATTACTTTGCAATACTAGCAAACTATTATAAGGCATGCCGGTCTTCCATAAGTCAAATTGATTTTGTGTAATATGTTCGCAACTGGTGTTGATAATAACATTGGCATCACTGCGTATATTACACATGTCAGCAGTAACCGCACGAAATCTACCTGAAATTTCTTCCTTCTTGTTCATCATTGTAGCAATAGGCTCACATGTGGGATCAATGTCGACGCTACGAATATGTTTATAGCTTGGCCCGGTCTCTGACTGAAACAATAGACTGGCCAACACACCTACCCAGCCGCCGTGAATATCTACTGTGACAAAATCGTCTATCCAGCAGTTCAAGGAACTAA